CCAGTTACACTTCCAGTAGATATCTCACTAACCTCTGCATCTGCAAAATTATTTCCCACAGCAGGATCAATAGTGATAGGATCATTAACAGAATAATGCGCTCCCGCCTCCGTAATAGTAGACCCTGCTACAAATGACTTTATAACAAAAGACATTAAAACATCTTGTGTATTAGATGATGCTGTTATGGTTTCCCCTGTTTGAAATGTACCAACAGATACTCTAGGATCAATCTCTAATTCAGAAACAGAAGTATTCCCTTGAAATATAACTAAAGTATTAAGAATTACACTCGTTGCCCCAGAAGTACTACCTGTTATAGTTTGCCCTGTAATATCAAGTGCATCAGACCCACTAACAGCGGCAACTCTCATAATAGTAGGTTGACTCCAATTACCCTTGGATGCACGTAACATAAATTTGTTTGGATATACAATTTCTGATTCTTCATCAAAGAGAAGTCTTAGAAAAAGTTTATGCCCTTCGGATGTTCCTTTTGCCGTATATAAATCCTTAATATTTTTAATAAGATCACGTTTCGCAACTCCTGGTGCAAGGGTCTTTGGAATTGATTCCAAAAACATATTAAACATCTCATCCAAAAATACAGTAGTAGTATTGTCTGTATTTGCATACTCCAAAAGTTGTTGCATATTTTGTACGGGATTTGCACGATAGGAATCTATCGTTGCTGTAGCATCGGAAGTTGAACCTGTTATGGTTTCACCAACTTCAAATTTTTGTTGGGAAGAAATGAAAAGTCTTTTATTACCCAGATCATCAACGAGCACCGTTGCAGTTGCTTTAGATGTAGAACCAGTTATAGTTTCATTTGCAACAAACTTACCAGTGGTTCCTGTCCCTGTTTCTGTATTAATCTTTACAGGAACATCACCTTCTGATAAAATAAAACTTGTGGAAACTGTTTCTTGTCGTATACTGTCAATAGTAACATTCACAATCAATTCCGCTGCTTCTAAGAATTGATAAAAACTCTTTACAAAAGAAACAAACTTTGGATGATCTGCTTGGACAAAATCAGGGACTTGCCCTTCTATCAAAGGAGAAATCTTTGTAGTTAACTTTCCATCAAAGGGTGCCATTTTTTAAAAACTCGATGTTTCTGGTACTGCCCCAGTTGTTACATAAGTAGATGCTGCACCTGGAACTCCAGTAGCAATTGTATCTACCTGACCTGTAACTGTTGTGTTTGTAAAATCTATTTCCAGTATCTGATTTCTAACAGCTCTAATATCTTTAGAATCAGGAACACATGTTATTCTAATCTTTGTAGAAGTTACTCCATCAACATCTTCTACTGATATCAAATTAATAGAATCAATTTTAACACTACCTTCAGTATAATCTATAACCCCTGCTGTCAGGTCTGTATATGTTCTAGTAGACCCTACCAAATAGAATCTTCTTATATTTCCTTCACCATCATCATCAAAGAATTGTATATTTTCAGTATCCCCACTAACCTTAAATCCTGTTGAAGCAAGGATACCACCATTCACTGCATTGTGTCCTGCTACTGGATGATGATGAGCATTATTAAAAAATAAATTATATCCTTGTGCTGTATCTAAAGTAGGTTCAAAAAATTGTGCCATAGTAACATTAGTGACATTGCTTAGTATAGAATTATCAGTTGTATCAATAAGTCTTGTAAGTTCAGAATGTCTAAAAGTATTATTAAACTCTGTCAAAGTATTAGTATTATATGTTTCAAGAACAGCTGTCACGTCTGTAACTAATGTTTCTTTAGTTTTTGTTGTTGTACTGGAATTAAACTTAAATATTACTTGCAAAATAAGAAAAGTTGTTTCTGGATCAATAACAACAGGAGTAAGAGATGCTACATTAAACTTTCTAAGGTCTATAACAAGTTGGTCTTTTTGTGTAGTTGTAAGATTATTACCAGTAGAAGATTTAATCGATATAAAAACCTTTCCAAATTCTTGTGTAGATACAACCCCAAGACTAGAATCAAAAGACCCATCTTCTCCACCGAATACCTGTACAGATTTTGTTTGTGGAAATAACTTCCTTGCAAAAACCTTGTAATCATTTACAGTAACACATCTTCCTTGCGCTGCAAAATCCAATGGAGCATTAAGTTTAATAGAAGCAAGAGTTTCTCTTTCTCCTCCACCATCAGCTGATGCCACAGTTGTAACAGTAATATCTGTTTCACCATCAATAGCACCTGTATTTGTAAATGTTGATGCACCATTCGCAAGTTCTTTATTTGTTGCTACAAAAGTTAAAAGAACAATATTGCCATCTGATATTGCTTTACTTACAACACCATCACCAAAATAAACTTCAAACTTTCCTGCCTCTACTTCTTGTAAAAAGAAAACAGCACTAGTACCTAACAATTGTGTAATATCAGTTGCTTTTGTATATGTGGTAGTTGATGTATCAGATAAAGAAGCTTGAACAACTACAGATAAAGTATTAATATCAATACGATTATCATTAATCAAAAATCTTTGATCGGAATCAGAACTATCTGCTGTATATCTCTGTGTAATAAATGAACCTTCAAATAATAACACATCATTAAAAATAATATCCAACCCAGATTTATTTGCTGTTATGTCTGAGACATTAACAAATTGAAAAGGGTTTCCATCTACTGTAGTAGAAAAAGTAGTCCCTGCAACAATTGTTCTTGTAGAAGTAGATACGTTATTCATTGTCACATTCACCGTTGCTTTTGGTGCTGTGACAGAACCAACCTCATAACCTAAAGTCTTTGCATGAGAAACTATACTTGATCTTAAAGATGAAGTATCTATAAACATTTCATTGGCGAGCATATTAGAATTGAAACCAAGATAGTGAGTGTTATAAGCAAGTATATCCAATAAGATGTTTATACCAGCACCTTCAAAATCATAGTCAGTAAATTCATTCTGTGCTCTAAGAAAAGTTTTTAGGTTATTTTTAACGTCATCAAAATCAAATTCTGTAATATCTAGCCTTCGTTCTTCTGTTGCCATTATCGTATTCTCTCTAACATAACATCTAGTGTTACTAATTCTGTTGGGACATTAACTACATAAAATTCTATAGTACAATCATAAGCATTGCGATCTAAATCTGGGCGTGCTTGAACTCCCACAAGTCTTGCTCTTGGTTCAAAATTTTCTATAACATCTTCTATATGCTGTGTAAGAATAACAGCAACAAGAGGTGTCATAAGTTCAAACAACATACCTCGTACACCAGATCCTATTTCTGGATGAAAAGGTTTTTCAAAATGATTCATTAGAACAAGATTACGGACTGAACGCTTTACTGCTTGAACATCCGTAACCTTATTAACATCTCTGGTAGATGCTTTCTTTTGAAAGAATAGATCCAAGTCTCTCCATTGACGAACATTACGATCAATATTATTTTGACCTTGTGCATCTGTAAATGCTTCTAAAGAACTTGGTGTTCCTACCATGTTAGACTCCTGTTACTTTATTTATAAGTATAACATCAATCTGCGGTCTGTTTCATTCTATAAGGTTCATACTTTTTCCAGACATGCTCTGCTGGAACTCGAATAAAAGGTTTCTTTGTTTCTCTCACATTGGGATTTTTAATAGTAAGAAAAACTTTCTTACCCTTTGCCCATGCATCCATTTTTAACAAATCCTTTTGAATGAGTGTTCTTTCTCTTTTAATAGAGTTTAATAGTTTCTTATTCACACTAGACATTTATGCTTTCTCCTATCAGTTTTCCTTCATTACTATTTTGTATAAATTTCTTTTTGAATTGTTCAATTAGCTCGTCTGCTTCTGCTGCTCTTGCCTTGGCAATTGCCTGAAAAGGTTTCAACTCAAATTTCACCCCTTTAGCAAAAATTTGGGCAGCTTCAAATACTTTACGATCATCCAATTGTTTTTGCAGTTCTATTCTTTTATTATTAATAGCATCCCAATTTATTTCATTTACAGCTGTGACGGCTGCGGCCTTGAAATCTCCTGTTAATTTTGCAAATATAAATGTTCCATCTGCTTTTCCAGTATCAGGATCTGGGGCTTGGTTAAAAGGAGGAGCAGCAATAGATGCTTTTAGCATAGCTCCTAATTTCTGAACTACTGCTGTGGTACTTGCATGTAACTCTGCAACTGCTCTGGAATTATTATTTTGAGCTGCTTCTACTTCTGATAAACCCAATCCATCTCCACTTGCAGTTGTTGCTCCTTTTAATGCAGTTAAAGCTCCAGCATTTACTATATTTATTAAATTCCCAGGATTTAAAGCAGCACCACCCAAAACAGACTCTATCTTTGCCCTTGCATCCAACTTTCTAAAATTATCTTCAATTTCCTTTGTAATTTTTAATCCAGGTTGTGGTGTAGTAGATAAAATTCCTTCTTTCCCAAGTAATGAAGATACGGTAGATTTAAAAGCTGAAGCTACCGCTGCCAAAGTGGAATTAGAAGAAGCGGCAGCTGCACTATTGTCTATAGGTTTTGCAGCTGCTTCTCCTACAGGTGCTTCATCTGCTATTATTGTATTTGCTGGTTTCTCTTGTGGAGTACCACCAGCAGCGGGTACGATCATATTTGGAGCCGCAGCACAAATATCAAGACCTCCACCAATAGAACCTAGTATTCCTTCGAAGTCACTTCCTATTGCACTAAGGGCATCTCCAAATGTATTACTAAGTTCTAATTTCTTTGCGGCAAACTGAGCAAGACCAGCAATAGAATCTGTAGCAATACCAAGTAGACCACTTATTTCAGCACCTAAAGATATGTCTGGTAATGAAGGCAATTCTGGCATTTTCAATCCATCAAGTTTACCAAGTGCGGCTGTTACATCAAGTTCCAATTGATTAACAATATCAATTGCTGGTAATTCAATATTTAAATTCAAATTATCAAGAGAAAGAGATAACTGTTTTTGAATATCGTTAAATCCTGCCTTTGCTCCACAAAGACTAGGAATTTCAAATTCTGGCACCATTTTTGATAATGACATATCTAATCTCCTGCAAAAACATTAGGACTGCCAGCGGCAACTGAAGTACATCCAGAAATTGCATCACCAATTCTGCCAGCACCTAAACCATTTACAAATACTGTAGTGGAACCTGTAGCAATACCAGCGGTATGTGTAGGACACACTGCTGGTGGAATTAAGTGTGGTGTATTGATATCACTCTGCCTACTCCACGCAATGCCGTTTACAAATACGTTAGGTGAACCAACTGCTCTGGTCATCCCAGAACAATGAGGAACATCTGCATCTCCAATTCTAGTCGCTGCTGGCACGTTCTTTCTCCATTAATTGCTGTAACCTTTCATTCCATAAGGCCATTTGTTCATGATCTTCTTCTGTGTGCTCTTCTGGTATAGGGTCTGGTATAAATTTAATTAGATGATCAAACTCTTCTGGCACATCTTCCCATTTCGTGATAGTAACCTCCCGACCATCTATTTGAAATACAAATTCCGCCACTTTAACTACCCTTCATTCAAATTGATATTGTTCTGAGAATCTATATCAATATCTGATATAGCATCAATGTCTATACCTTCACTAGTATCCAAATCAAGATTACCGATAATATCTGTTTGCTGACTTGCAAGAAAGGTTTCTGTAACCTTGCCCGAAACAGTCACGTCTAATATGTTACTAAAAGTTTCTGTAACGGCACCAGTGTTATTCCAGTTGGCGGCACCAGCAACAGTCAAATTAAATATGGAACCGACTTCTGGATCGAGTGGTTTGGCAAGATCATTATTATCTAATTCAAGACCAGCAACATTAATATTCAATCCATCAAAATCTGTTTGGAGATTCATACTTGTTGCTGATTTCAAGTTCATTTTATTTGCGGCCGCAATTGTAATCTGTCCTTGTTGCTTTAATGCTGGTGGTGGACCAACACCTGGATTTGTAGTGCTCATAATTAAATTACCTACAACACTTCGAACCATATCTCCTGCATTTACTTGGAGAAATGAGTTTCCACCATTTACTTGTTTTGTATCAGTACCTGATAATATTTTTGTAACATTCCCTCCAATGACATGCCTCACTTCCTTTGGTCCAGTTGGTGCTGTACCTGTTGTATAGTTAACAGCATTTGCTATACTGATAGCATGACTTCCCACAATCTCCTCTTCACGATTACCTCCACCACCTTCTTTCAATACATTTCCACCAGCATCAAGTTCTCTTTCTAATCCTCTTGCCCCAACTTTCATATAATGATTTTTATGTATCTTCTGTGTGTAGTCTCCCTTTACTTCTAATATATAATCTCCCTGTACAAGATGTTTCATGTTTCCTTTAGTAGTAAGGTTTACATCTCCAATAATGTATATATTGGAGCCTCCCATAACTATTTCATAGTTATCTCCAATCACCTTTGTTACCTTTGTTCCATCTGGATGAATTTCTTCGAAGGTTCCTGCTATATGTTGTTGAAGTAATCTTTCAGCACCAGGCGTGTCATCTATTTCATGAACATGCCCTATTTCACTTTCATGGGTATGGTTATAAGGATATCTTGGTATACTGCCCGCTGCTGGTTCTGGTTCTTCCCAGTTAACACGTTCATCATCTGTTTTTAAAGTATCACTTACGGTTTTGAGGTTGGGTTTTGTTGCGGTTGGAACCGAGGTTCCAAGAGGGTCAGTAAATCCTGCAATATTTTTTTTAAGTCTTAGTTCTTCTCGTTTGATTCTTGAAGGATGCATTATTGCTATAGCACCTCTTGCAAGAAGACTTACATCTGAATCTCCAATTGTTTTGGGATATACTCCATTAGGATCATTAAACCCTTTTGTAACATCTCTTTCTTCAGTATTAAATCCTGGTAAGGTTCCCAAGACAATAGGTTGTTGAAATTCTTCATCCCTAAAGAAACCCAATACCCAACTGCCTTCTACTATAAATGGCGGAGTATGTCCCAATCCATTCATAGAAGGAGTATCCGTAGGTGCCATTACAGTTGCCCACGGTAAATCTTCTGTTGCTATCTTAGTTTTATTTTCTGTATGATATCCAAGACATCTTACACGAACACGTCCTAATCGTTCTGGATCATCTCGATCTTCTACAACACCAACAAACCAAACAAACCCATCTCGACCCATAAAATCGGACATACTTCTCCCCTAAAATAATCACATCTAGTTAAGATTATTTATAAGGATTAATGTAGGTCGGGATCACGGCCCAATCGTTTTGCTTCGGGATTATATTCTTCCATAACAAGATCAGTTCTACCTTGATCTTGGTAGGTTGCCATTATAGTAAAGGCATCTTCCTGACTGAGGTTGTCCACTAACACTTCCCTAGCAACAATTCTATACCTAATTGTCTCTGTGTGCATGGTGATGTCTATTTAGACGTTGTAATATTCCCAGCAACCACTATTCTGTCATGTTTACAGGTATGAGTAGGCACAGAATGTAATATCCATGCAGGAAATAGTATCATAGTACCTTCTTTTGGTGGAATTTTAAAAGTGTCATGCTGAGTCTTGAACATTAGGGGAGAACATTCAGAACAACTCTCTACATTATACACCCAACTCCATAAGTTCGGCCAGTGGTCATGCGTTTGTGTAAAGTCACCTTCTTTATATACGGCACCCCAACATTCAGAGGTATCCATTTCTATTTTATGAGGACCGTTGTTTTCTGCCAGTTCTATTGCCTGTGTACAAAGTTCGGCAAAGATAGTTTCATTTTTATGCATCCACCAACTAGTCATTATTGCCTTGACATTAGTTCTACGATTTTGGGTATCTCCATTCTTTAATATAATGGATTTGATATGCTGGTTAGACATATGAGCAAGACAGTCTTCCTTTGTTACAACAGGAACTATACTGGTAAATGCTATCGCATCAGGATGGTTCCTCAATGCTGTTTTATGCGTTATACTATCTGCGAGGTTTTTGAGTGCCGAAACCACTAGTGGAGAGTCCTTTCCCCCATTTTCTCGGTCATCTTCTCTCGATTTTTAGGGAGGGCCTTCATGACAACATGTTCCAGAAGATGTTCTATTTCCTTATCAGAAAGAACAACAGTATACAATTCGAGTGCTACCTTTAGCATCATACCAGAAGTAGCAAGCAATTCTGTAGAATCTGCTGGACCGACATGATCATTAACAATGTCCCATAGTTTTTGGGATATTACTCCTAACTCTATATCATCCATATTTCTCTTCCTCATCTTTAAAGCATCTCAGGATTTCATCAAAATAGATATAGTCTGTCCTCTTGCCATTCCTTGATGTAACTCCCAGAAATACGGTATCCATATTCTTATCCTTAACAGGAACATACTTTTTCAATTTCTTGGAATAATAAAGAGGAACTCCGTCCTTCAACTCCATATTTTCATACGAGTCCATATCAGAGGATACTTCGGTTATTTTTCCTGTCCGTTCAACATTCGGTTCTACCTCATATTCAACAAGATCGTTTATATTGCACGTCATAATTTAAACCTTTCTTCACGTAATTGCAATTATATATACTATACACCATAAAAGAGTGTTTGTCAAGCATTATTTACAGCATCGCATGATATCTCTGATTCTCAATCTCATCTTCTATTGCTTTCTTCTTTAGTTCTTCCACAGCAAACTGCACTGCTTCTATGATCTTGACATACCCCGTACACCTACAGATATTACTTCCCAGACCTCTCCGAATTTCATTCTCGGAAGGATTCGGATTTTTTCTCAGTAATCCTTCGGTTGCCATTATAAACCCAGGAGTACAGAAACCACATTGACTTCCATGCTTTTCATGGAACCCCCTTTGAATTGCCGATAACCTCCCAGACCTACTAAGATGCTCAATGGTTTCTATAACAGTTCCATCAGTTCGACTCGCAAGAGTGAGACATGCATGTTGAGGATGATCATCTATAATGACTGTGCAACAACCACACTCTCCTCCATCACAACCTACCTTGGTTCCTGTAAGACCCAGTTCCTCTCGCAGGAAGTCTACAAGAAGAAGATTGTCGGGAACATTATAATCTCTCTCCTTTTCGTTAATTATAAGTTGTATGCGAGTTTTATTATTGGAAGTCAATTCCTGTTGTCCACTCAGTAGATGTAGTTGTTATAGGCTTATGAGTAACCTGTTTGTTAATTTCTGCAAGGGTATCAGAGTCTATATGCTCTTTCAGTTCTTCTCTGTGTCTTTCTGCCATTACCAATTTGGCAAAAGACTTAATAATAAAAGAAGAAGTAGAAAAAGTAAATATATTAGGGAATATTCCATGAGTA